AACCCCAGTCTGACATACTTTAAAATTAGTTTGTTTAAACGAGTTAATCTCAAAATGTCCAAAAACTATATCGCTTTCTGGTATATCCTCTACTCCAACACCCCAAGGAACAAAAGTAATCTTTTTACCAAAGATAGTTTCACTACGTAACTCAGGAACGATAGTAATATTAGGCCAACCTTGAAGAATAGTTAATGAATTAACATCAGATCTATCTTTATAATAAGCATCATGATTACCAACGAGTATAATAATATTAAACTCACTCCATTCATCTAATATTTCTTTTACAAAGTGGATAGTATTAACAGCAATCTCATCTCTATAATGAAAAAAATCACCACTAATAACAATATCTTTAATGCTCTGTTCTCTTAACTCAGCTGCCAACCATTTAGACCAATCTAAAATAATCTGATGCCATTGCGCACTATTTTGATGTACACCAATATGAATATCGCTAACGCAGCAGATACGTCTATCGTTTAGAAAAATGTCTTTCTTAAGATTAGTCATCTAATTGCTGATCTCCATCGGAATCAGACGATTTAGTATATATATTAACTCCAGGATTTGAATTAACTAGATCTGCATATACTGTTTCTTGATAGCTAGTTACTGTCTCGTGATATTTTTTCTCTTTCTTAATACGATTAATAAAAGCATGAAATGCAATCGTTGTATAATATGAGAAAGGATTATTACCTGAATCTAAATTAAACTTTTTATTTTTAAGAGCAGAAAACATTTTAAGAATAGCGTCTCCTACCATTTCATCTTTATATGAGTAATTAATAAAGTTAGGTGCATAACTAAGACCGTTTGCAATTTTTGTGATCATCTCTGCAAGGGTATCTGTAACTTTATCAGTTTTGTAATACTGACTCAATTCTTCGAGAAATTCTTTCGAATTAACGTAATGCTTCTCTTTATCTGTATTCTTAGGCTTCCGTTTTCTAGGAGCCTTTTTAGGAGCTTTCTTTGATGGTTTTTCTGCCATAATTAATTTTTTCCTTGTTATAATGTTCTATACGTTTTTGTAGATGTTGTCTACCATACATAAGATCATCACCAATGTCAATAATTATAAGCTGCTGTTTTGATTTATGCAACCGTAAACCTCTACCAATTGATTGAATAGTCTTAATTTTGGCTTTACCACCACCCGCAAAAACTATATAATGTAAATTCTTAATATTAATACCTGTTGAAAATATTTTAGATATAGCTATTACAACAACATCATCACTAACCTCCATCAGCTGTCTTACTTTATCTCTATCTTCTACAGCTACATCACCTCTAATAAAATATACTTTCTTATCTTTGCAATGTTGTTTAACATATTCAAGCAAGATTTCTCCATGTTCAATATAGTCAATTAGTATAAGAGCATTTTTATCAAACTTATTACCTAGCTTACCAATAATATTATTCCTAAAATCACTATTGATAATAAAATCGATTTCCCTTTTGTACCTTTTTGTCGGGGTAAGTGGTTCGGATGGATATAAAACATATTTGGGTTGGGTTTCGTATTTAAGATCTAATATTTGTGCCTTAACTTGAGCAATATAATTTTCTTCTCTCAATGAAGCACTATTCTTCTCAAAAAGAACTGGACCGATCTTACCAATAATATTCCATTGATCAAGCAACTCCTCTGGCATTGTACCTGTAAAACCATATCTGTGAGGTGTATGTATTTTATTAATAATTTTATTAATCTTATTACCTTGTCTTACTTTATGAACCTCATCAATAATACACAGATCTACATTATGGATCCAGTTTGTGTCAGATTTACTGCTTTGTAAGATACCTAAGTTACAAATAACAATATTAGTGGTAAGATCAAGCTCGTCATCTCCAGTCCATTTAGAGAAAGTAAACGTAACACCATAATCCTTAAGGTCATTATATGTTTGCTCTACAAGACCTCTATCAGGTACAATAATAACACCGTTAAAATTATTTTTATTATGTTGTCTATAAATAGATTCTACTAAAGATGACATTGTTAATGTCTTACCACCAGCTGTTGCAAGTATAACTGTACCTCTACCTACTTTAAGACATCTATTAACAATATCTTCCTGATAATCTCTTAATTTTAGATCAAGCTGTACTGGTTTTGTTTTACTATAACCAGGTTTGACGTTACTAATAAATGTATCAGTATAGTTTATATCATCATCAACATTATGTTCAGCAACAAAATCAATAATTTGTTTATATAAACCAGCATCAAATCTACCAGCAGGAGTTATTGCATACTTTCTAGCGGGCATAAAAGATCTACCAAACCTTCTTGCAAACTTTGCTGCTTCATTCTTTACTGAAAAGTGTTCACGAATTTGTTCTAGGCTTTCACATTTCATGATGCCTTGTCTTCTCCCACTATCCCAGTCAAAGTTTAGGCTCATGTTGTTTCAAGCTTCATAATCTCCGTAACATTCTTAATATCAAATGTCATAGAGCTAAAAATCTTCTCCACTTTCTCGAGATATTCAATTAGTAGATAAGCTTCTTTTATTTCTGCATCAATTTTTAAAACTGAATCTACCTTAGATACTTTTTTCTCAGCAACAGGTTCGGCTATTTTAACAGGGCTTTCACTTACTAGCTTATTAGTTAACTCTCTAATAAGCTTTTCTTTTTGTTTACGAAGCTCCTTTACTTCAAACTTATGTCTCATAAGTCTACCAACCCATTTATGCTTAATAGCAGGCAGTCTCATCTGCACATCAAGTATATTAAAGTTATCCACGTTCGTATCTTGAACGATCTCTTCCATATATTTGTCTAAAGTCGACATTGTTCACATAAATAATAATATAATACTATCAAAGATCAATGAATAATCTTTTTGAACAGCGTTTTAATAGACTGCTTGAGGATATGACCGCAGGTGGAGAAGGTAGTGCTTTTGGTTCAGGTGTAGATGCCACAGCAGATCAATTTTCTGGAGATAATTATGCGCCAGGTGATGCGCGTAACTTGTTTGGATCAGGTAAAATGCCAAAAATACAGAGACGACCAGGAGTTAAAGGTAAATGTCCTAAAAAACGTGGCAAAAAGAAATGTAAGTAATAACTAATCCTGTGGAGGATAAATTAGACTTAGGACATTGGACGTTCGAAGGTGAGTGGCCTACTGATTGTTTCGGGTTTATCTACCAAATAACCAATATTAATACTCAAAAAAAATATATTGGTAAAAAACAAGTACAAAAAATTATAAAACGACCGCCCCTCAAGGGAAAAAAGAATAAACGGCATGTAATTACTGAATCTGATTGGAAAATTTATACTGGTTCATGTAATGAGCTTAATGATCAGATAGTTTCTAATGGTAAAGATAAGTTTACCTTTAAAATACTACGTACATGTAATAATAAATGGGAGTTATCCTATTATGAAGCTGAATTACAGTTTAAATTAGGTGTTTTACTAAGAGATGACTACTATAATGGTATAATTAACTGCAGGATAGGAAAAAAACCCAAGAACTAGTTGCACTAAGGGGAAAAAGTAGCTATAATCTGCGTAGTGGGACAGAAAGAAACATATTCACTCAATAATTTTACCATAATTGACTTTCATACCCTATTCCTCCGTAAGATTGAAGGTAAAATCATTAATGATTATAGTGATTACGGTTTATTAGCTAAAAAATTACGACTAAACAATAAAGATACGCGTAATTTACTACTTCATCACGTAATATTTGAGTTATGCCAGTATATTCTTAGTAAAAAATCTGGCAAACACGTCATATTTTGCAGTTTAGACCATAAATCACTTGCTGGATCACAGTTTCTTACTTTAAATTTAATTGATCCTGATGAACTTAATACATTTTTGGTTAAGAAACTGCAGAGATTATCAAAAATACTTCCAATCAGGTTTATTTTTGCAGAAGATATATTTAACAATTATGTTTTTGAACTACAAACATGTAGCGGACAACGAGAAGAGCTGAATATGTTTATAGATTCAACAGATAATAAGTTTATGAAATATAGATTTGATAAACTATTACAGTTTGCAAAGAGATTTAATCTCACATTTCTATCGGAAGACTATTTTAGACAAATAAAGAATAAGCAGCTACTTATAAAATAAATATTTTTATATGTCTAGCTTTGAAAAACTAATTGCCGAACAAGGTTCACAATATGGTGTTGTGTTTGAGCAAGAACCAGCAGTAACAGATCCAGCTGCTGCAGCACCTGAACCGGTACCTCAAGATCAAGATATTGCACAACCACAAGAACCTGCTGATCTTTCTTCAGAAGGTAAAAAATTTATGATCAGTTTAGGTCTTAAAGCACTTCGAATCGATTCTGACTTATTATCCGAAGATGATTTATTCAAAGCAGCAGCAGATATTACAGATGATAATGCAGATGATATGCTAGACTTCTTAATGTCTAAAGTAGAAGAACACAAATAATGATATCATTTAAGAATTATACTCTGTTACAAGAAGGGGGAGCTGGTGGACATATGGCTCATCCATTTGATTTACCAGATGTTAATAATGGTAAACAACTTCTTAAAAAGTTTGATCAAGTGATAAAGCATTTACAGTCTACTCCAGCTGCTATTAAGTTGGATGGGGTTAATGCTGCAGTTAAAATTATTACTAACGAAGGTGGCGAAAAAGAATTTGCAATGGATAGAGGTTCAATGAAACCTCTTGATGTTAAAGGTATTACAGAAAGAGACTTATTAGATCGCTTTGGTGAGGGACACGGAATGGTTAATGTTGGGCAAACATTACTACCAATATTAAATGCAGTTATAGATACAGCAGAGCCTGAGCTTACAAAACTAGGCTTATTACAAGATCAAGACCCAACTGAATCAGTATTTTTAAATATTGAATATATAGCAGGTAAGTCAAATGTGGTTGATTATGGGCAAAATATTATTGCATTACTTGGTGTTAACAAGTTTGCATTAGCACCAACAGGTAAGTCCCGTCGTGGTTCTGAAGTTAGATATAATGCTAAAGTTTTGGAAAGCTTAAAAGATAAGCTTCAAGTAGCAGCTCGTAATCAAGACTTTACTGTTTATACAAGTATACCCGGTACATTGCCCGGTGGTGTTAATTATAGTGATGTATTACAAGAACCAATTACCGTACAATATACACCTGAAGAAGCTGAAACAAAAAGTTTAGGCGTGTGGTTAAATAACGCTATTAATCCTCGCGACACTAAAGTTGATATTAATGGTAAGAAACAAACCGCTATGACTAAGTCGCTTTACTTTTACGTAATGGAAGGTCAAGGCCCATTAAGTGATCTTACACAAGATAAAAGAGCACAAAAGATGATTGTTGATGGTGCTATTATATATCATGCTACAAAAAATATTGGTGAGCGTGTTAAAGAGAATGTCAACTCTCCTGTTGATGTAGGTGAAGGTCTGGTAATAAGAGGGCTTGATAAAGTACCGTTTAAGATTACTGGCGAGTTTATTGTTAGCGGTTTAATGACAGGGTTTAGATAATGAAAACGTTTAAGCAATTTGTAACTGAAGCTGAAAGAACTGGTGTTGCTATACTACCTGGTGGTTTTAAACCTCCACATAAAGGACATTTCGAAGCTCTTAAACATATTGTTAATCAAAATAACGCTGCTGCAGCTGTTGTCTTTATTGGTAAAAAAGATCGCGACGGTATAACTGCCGAACAATCAAAAGCAATTTGGGATATATATAGTAAGTATGTTGGAGTACCAGTCACAGTTGCTGTCTCACAAATAACTCCTGTTAAAGATGTATATGAATATGCAGAGGAGGTAAAAGATAAGCCTATCTTTGTCGGCGCAGGCGAAGAGGATATGGATAGATATTCTTATTTTGAGAAAAAGAAAGATGTTTTTCCGAATGTTAATTTAGTTGCTATACCACCTCAATTCGGTCGCATTAGTGGTACCGATACAAGAAAAAAGATCCAAGATAATGATCTCGAATCTTTAAACTTTATTCCAGACCAAGTTCATTGGACTGATAAAGAAGTTATATATAAAGATATTCTCGGTCTTACAGTAAGCTAATTATCTCAAGCCTGTTGACTCAAATACATCTCTAGCTACTCCTGCTGTAAAGCCTCCTTCAACACCCTTTACAATAACTGATACAGCGTTATGACTGTGAAGACTCTCATTATGAGAAGCTACAATCTTGAAGTCCGTAATGCGTGACTCATTAGTAAGCTTATCGTAGAGTAATCTTACCGCATCCTCTACAAACTTCAAGTAAGCTCCATTCTTTTCTGCAAATGCTTGCTCATCTTCTCTCTTTACCATAACTTGAGTTTCAGTTTGAAGAGCTTCTAGACACAACTCTTGAAGATCTTCTATCCATAACATCTCATCAAACTTAACACTGACACGTGCTACACTTCTTTGACTATGAGGTACTGTTGCCCTATTACGATATTTTTCGGCATGTTCACTTAACTCAAAGCTACATGGACAAGCAGATGAATAAACAAAATCAAAATGAATATATTTTTTAAATTCTCCATCTTTAGTTAAATCACCTTCAAAAACAACATCATAATATTGATAGCCTTCTAGACCACTACGTAAACTCTTTTGTCTAATAGGATATGAAATCTTCAACATAATACGTGAATCAAAAGATTTAAGATTATTTTTATATGTCTCTAATACATCTTTGATCTTATCAATACTAAACGTCTCATCCTTATGATCATAAAAGCTTCTCATAATGCGTGACATATTAATACCCTTCTTATGAGCTTCTAAACTAACACTACCTGTAACGCTAGTCTCTAACTCAATTGTCTTACCGTTACGTTTTTTATAAGTTAATGGAAGCTTAAAATTATGGATACCGACTTGTTGAATAGGTACAGCAGCACCTTGAATTAAGCTCGACGGACCATTCTGCAAATCCGGTAAGGAAGAGATATACTTTTTATCAGCATTAACCTTCGTATCATATACTCTAATAGGAGGAAAATAACTCTTACTATATTCATCCCCCATGATTTCCTTAGCGATAGTATCCTTCTCGCCTGTCAATTCATCATCATCACCGAGCCATTCATAAGTAACGTCACTCATATGCATAAATAATAATATATAATAAATTATTTTCAAGTAAAAATGTTTAACTTTGATTACAGTATTAATAATTTGATGCACCAAATACATGCTAAACCAGCTGTACCGCGTGTGATAATGATCCAAAAAATTGAGTCTAGATTTGATGAATTTAAAAAATTCGCTGCACAAGATTTGATGAGTGAAGATAACTTATCGGAAAACTCTGCGGAAATACAGCAAATTTTAAATGCCTCAAATATGGAAGCTCTAAAAACATTTTTACGTCAGAATGGGTATTGTACAGATGGTATAAATAAATTGCAGCAACGGTTCATTCTTAACGTATTTGATAGTTGAACTTATTTCATATGCATATATAATTTTGTATATGTCTTTTGAGAGTACTAAAGTTATTGATCTAGGTAGTTGTGCCTTCAGACAACCTCAAGCAGAGAGTCATTGCAAATTTATTCATGGATATAGACTTAAAGCTAAGTTTTGGTTTACAGCTGATAAATTAGATAAGAATCATTGGGTTGTTGATTTCGGCGGTCTAAAAGAACTTAAAAAGCTTTTAGAAAATCAATTTGATCACACTACATGTATTGCTTTTGATGATCCTAAAAGAGCAGTTTTTGAATCACTGCATGGAGAAGGTATTCTAGATTTGCGTATAATGCCTCGAGGTACTGGTATTGAGCGTATTGCAGAGTGGTGTTATGAGGCTGCCAACAATCATGTTATTAAACTTACTGATGGTAGATGTAAATGTAGTAAGGTTGAAGTGTGGGAACATGAAAATAACAGTGCAATTTGTACAGGCATAGTAGATTCTATTAAAGAAGATAGTGAACAACTCTTATTAGAAGATTTTGTTAAAGAACAACCACCTAGTGAAGAAAAGAGTACATGGGATTTAGGTACAAAATGGATATAAAAGAAAAAACTGCAACATTAAATTTATCTGAACATTTTTATTCTGTTCAGTGTGAAGGAGCTTCAACTGGTTACCCTGCTTATTTTATTAGACTTAAGGGATGTAATCTTATGTGCGGAGGTAAGGATGGCAGCTTAATGAAGGAAGGTAAAGCTACTTGGTGGTGTGACTCTGAAGCTGTATGGCGTCAAGGCAAACAAACTAGTTTTGATGTATTAATTGATGCGTGGAAAGAGCAAAATATCTTAGAATGGATACTTAACGGGAGAGTACATCTTATATGGACTGGCGGTGAACCTACTATGAAAAAACATCAAGAGTCAATTGTATCTTGTATTAATTATCTTGAAAGTGATTGTGAAGGTGATGAGTTTGATAATATAGATTATTTTAATCCTATAAATTTATATAATGAAGTAGAAACTAACGGTACTCAATATATTGAGGATGAGTTTTTTAATAAATTAGATCAGATTAATTGTAGTGTTAAGTTGGCTAACTCAGGTATGAGTAAACAAAAACGTATTGTACCTGAAGCTTTAGAACGTATTATATCTCATAAAGGACATTGGTTTAAGTTTGTTGTGAGTACAGAAGAAGATTTAGATGAAATTGAGAATGATTTTATTAAACCTTTTAATATTGATCCTAAACGTGTATTAATGATGCCCGGTCTTGACCATCAAGATAATTTTCATGAAAGAACTAAGTTTATTCTCGAGTTAGCTGGTAAACATGGTTATATTGGCTTAACAAGATTACACATTTCTGCGTGGAATCAGACAACAGGAGTATAAATATTATTAGCTATGGCCTTTACTAATAAAAATATTTGTAAGAATAAACAGATTACGCTTTCTTCTTCTTATCAACAGCTAGCTAATCAAGAATGTTCAGAAATTGTTGTCGTTGGACCTACTAACGGCGTATACATTAGTGATGATAGCGCTGTTTCAGATCAAGATGATACAGCATTTTTTGTTCCTGCTAATGAAATAATGACATTTAGAGGATTAACAAATGCAACAGGCCTTTCTGCTAAAGCTGGCTCAGGTACACCCACGCTTTATTATAGAACACAATTTTATAGCAGCTTAACACCAGCAATTGGTGGATAAGGTAGTTGATAATAGCACAAAAGTAGGCTATACTCTCTTATAGATGGATTCTATAGGAGAGTTTTTTGGTGCATTAATGGTATTAAGTTTTATTTGCTGTTATATACCTCAGATCATAAAGATGATTAAAAATAAATCATCTAAAGACGTTAGTCTGCTTATGATAGCTCTTACTGCACTAGGATATTCAAGCGGTATGGTATATATGTTCTGTACTGAATTTGGTATTTGGTGGTTTTTAAACTACGGAATTGGTTTAATCATGTGTGTTATACTTACTTTTTGTTGGTTTAAATACGATAAATAATAATATGACGATTTTAATCGAAGATCCACATGCTTGGCTCTTAGATGTTCTGCAAGATGCTCATAAAGATAAAGAATCAACACTCAGAATATACCAAACTGTAACAAGATATATAGTTGATACAAGAGATTTTGTAGGTGTTCTTGAGTCTATACAACCACACACTATAAAATTTAAAGAGCCACAGGATTTAGCTGATGATTGTTTTATAGGGGTGTCTGTTTTCCATAAAACTCTCGAAAGTAAACATAAAAACCACGGACTTCCACATATAAAGTTTTACAAACATACCGGTAGGAGCGCTTTTAATCAATTAGGATACCCAAAAATAGCAGAAGATTGGAACTTTTGGGAAAGTTATGTGCAGGAATTTGTTGTATTATAGAATTTTGAGTATAAATTATTATTACTATGCGTATTAGCGTAACAGGAACAGCTTGTCAAGGAAAATCCACGTTTGTTAAAGATTTTATTGAGTATTATCCTAAGTACACAACGCCTGAAAAGACGTATCGGGATATGATCAAGGAAAAAGGCTATACACATAGTCAGCAAACCACAAAAGATACCCAATGGGATATTTTAAACTTCATGATTGATGAACAGATGAAGTATACTCGGGAAGATTATGTTATTTTTGATAGGTGCCCGATAGATAACATTGCATATAGTATTTGGGCATGTGCAAAACAAGATTCTGATATTGATACAGAGTTTGTTGAAAAATGTATGCCACTTGTTAAAGAGTCTATGAAGTTTTTAGATATTATTTTCTTTACACCTATCACTAAAGTAGCTAAAGTTGAGTTAGAAGACAATGATGAAAGAGATGTCGATCCGGTTTTTGTAGAAGAAATTGACCATTTACTAAAAGCTATTAAGAAAGACTGGGATCAAAATCATGACTCAAAGTTTTTTGAACACGATGATCGACCGGCGATGATTGATATTTTTGGTAATCCTAATGAGCGCATTCAAATCAGTAAATTATATCTTGATGCTGATGGAGATTGTATGGGGGAGACTGATTCTCCTTTAGTTACTGAAGAAGAACTTCGGGAGATGGAATATTATAAATATAAGTTTGGTATTTCAGATGATAAAACAAAAGCTTTAAACGATCCTAAGGGTTTAGACGGTGGATATAAATAAATAATTATATGTCCGAAGAAAAAAACGAAACTAAATTTGATAAAATATTAGAAGGTTACCGTCCTATGCCAATGGGTCGTATGTTCTACCCACGTGGTATGAAGCTTAGCGAAGATTTTGTTAATGCTTTCCATCGTGAATATGATAGATTAGTTTCTGAAGGACAAAATCCTAAAAGTCTTCTTGAGCGATTTGGTAAAGCACTTAAGTTCCATGTTTCTGAAACACGCAAGTATCCTGACATCGATGCACGTAACGAAGCGTATAATACTGGCGCAGAAGGCAATTACGTTGAAGTGGCAACCGACAAGGGCATGGAACTTATGACACCCGAAGAAGCCGAAGCGTATCATAAGAAAAAAGCTGCGAGCAAAAAACAAGCTAAAAAATAATTAGCTTATATATTTTTTAATTTCTTTGTTACATATTTTACTAAAGGCGATCTCATAATATCGTCTTCATCGAATGTAAATGTGTGTATACCTTGAGCTTGACTCTCTTGATCTGTAAACACATTAAACATCTTCTCAAATGCTCCTACTGATCCGTTCTTAAGATCAGTTTGCATTGGATCAGCTAAAATAAACAACTTACTATGTGGCCCTAGTCGGGTCATAACTGTTGTTATTTCTTTTTGTGTACAGTTTTGAGCTTCATCTAAGATAATAAACTTAGCATTCCAGCTCATACCACGTGCAAAGTTAACTGGAAACATTGAGATACGCTTTTCTTTTTCTAATTTTTCAGGATTAGTTGAAGTTAAGAGCTCATCTAATTTATCAAGGAATGGCAAATTATAAAAAGCAAGCTTATCCTCTGCTGCTCCGGGTAGAAATCCTAACTTAGCATCACTACTCTCTACAGCACTTCTTAGATACATTAAGTCTGAGACTTTTTTATAATTAAGAAGTTTTAATCCGCAATATACAGCAAGTAGCGATTTACTTGTACCAGCCGGACCGTTAACAAACATTATATTTGTATTGTCGTCTAACGCTAGTCTGAAAAAATCTCTTTGTTTTTCAGTCCAAGCAAGCTCTTTTATTCGAAGCTTAGTTTTGATTGGTGGTCTTTGAAATACTATTTCATCCGGCAACAATGCTTCATCAATAATGGAGCGCTCTTCCGTTTTCGCACGAGCGCGAGATGCAGTTTTTGCTCTTGACATCTATGAATATTTAATGTTGATAACTTAAAAGTTCGAGGTTATCATTAATAAAATGACACCTAAAGTAGGTATTGGTATTATTACATGTAATAGGGAAAAATTCTTTAGAGAATGTCTAAAGAGTGTTTTGAAGTCTCGAGTAGATGTTATTGTAGCTGTTAACGATGGTAAAGTATATGATAGCAATATACCGGGCATTAAGAAGATAAATTTTATACAACACCAGGAAAATAAAGGTGTTGGTGTATCTAAGAATGAGGCTTTAAAATATCTTTATGATTTAGGCTGTGAACATATTTTCTTAATTGAAGATGATATTATTATTAAAGACCCTGAAGTATATTATAGATATATTGATCTAGCAAAGGAGTCAGGCATATGGCACTTAATGTATGGTTATCATGGTCCTGCAAATAAAACCCAAGACAAAAAACCTAATCCAAGAATTGTAGTAGAATATAAAAATACTAAACTTGCTCTTAATCATCATTGTGTAGGTGCATTCTGTTATTATCATCGTAATGTAATTAAGACTGTAGGTTATAATGATGAAGCATTTGTTAATGCATGGGAGCATGTTGAGCATAGTTATAGATGTGTTAAGACAGGATTATTACCTGGCTATTGGTGGTGGCCGGATGTTGCAAACAGTTATGATTTGTTAGATGAGCAAGCATGTAGTGAAGATAATTCTGCTATTAGACCTAGATCAGATTGGCAAACAAATATACAAGAAGGTGCTCAACACTTTACTAATAAGCATGGACACTCTCCCGTTTCAGTTCCTAATCTCACCCAAAATAATATACTTGAAAGATTAAAATTTATTAATAAACATTATAGTAAAGCATGAGTGATAGAAAATACCTTCCAACGTTTGCTGAGCTTTTAGATAGAATGACTATTTGTCAGCTTAAAGCAATTTTTATCCCTGAAAATAAAAACGCATATGATAAAGAAATAAGTGATATCAAACATGATTTAGATCAAATTATTAACGAAAAAGATGTTAAAGTATCAGCTGAGATGATTCGAGCTATTTGTGTTGTTATGTTATCAAATAGATATATTTGGGAAAATGAGAGTAAATGCAGGAGTGGTACAGATCAAGATCTATCATTACTTAAATTAACTCACTCCATTAATGGTGTACGTAATGTTGCCAAAAATGTTATTTCAAAAGAACTAGGTGAACGCGTTGATCTTAAGACAGATTGTTTAGCAGCTGAACTTAAATCAGACTTTCAAAACTGGGATATTTTTAAAGATGAGTCTTGATGAATATTATAAAAGTTATTTGAAATTGCATAAAAATAAAAATTGTATTCGCATGCACGTCTTAGGTCAATTAGTAACTATTTCATATGTTATAGCTGTATTAATTGCAGCGTATATATATGACGTTAAATATACAGTCTTATTGTTATTATCTCCATTTGTTGTATACCCGTTCGCATGGGCTGGTCATTACTTTTTTGAAAAAAATAAGCCAGCAGCTTTTTCTAATCCTATTAAAGCAAAAATATGTGACTGGAAAATGCTTTATGATATAATAAAGGGTAAAATTAAATTATGAGTAAAATTCTTATTACAGGTGGTGCGGGCTATATTGGTAGTGTTCTTACAGGGATGCTTTTGCAGCGCACTAATGAAGTAACCGTTATTGACAATCTTATGTATGGTCAATCTTCTTTAACTAACTTATGTTCATATAAAGGGTTTAATTTTATTGAAGGTGACGTAAGAGATAAAGCTTTGTTAGAAGAGCAAGTCAAAAAACATGATGTAATTATACCGCTAGCGGCTATTGTAGGATTTCCAGCTTGTGAGAGAGACAAACAATTAGCAACTGCAGTCAACTATGAACACGTAAGTGATATCTGTAAGTGGGCTTCTTCTAACCAAAAATTAATTTATCCTAATACAAATAGTGGTTACGGAGTAGGCGAGGATGATACATTATGTACAGAAGAAACTCCTTTAAGTCCTATTTCACATTATGGAGTTACTAAGTGCCAAGCAGAAGCTAATATTCTTAGTAAGGGAGGCATTTCATTAAGACTAGCAACCGTGTTCGGTATGTCACCGCGTTTTAGAAATGACCTGCTCGTTAATGATTTTGTTTATAGAGCATTTGATGATGGGTTTATTGTCTTGTTTGAGAAGCATTTTAAACGCAATTTTGTTCATGTAATAGATGTATGTGATGCTTTTATCTATATGAAGAACCATTATGAAAAAGCAAAAGGAGAAGCATATAATGTAGGTCTTTCATCTGCTAACTTGAGTAAGCTTGAGTTATGTGAAAAGATTAAAGAATATGTTCCTGGTTTTGCAATTCTATCAGATGATATTAATACAGATCCGGATAAAAGAAATTATATTGTATCTAGTGAAAAAATTGAAAAGCTTGGATGTAAAGCTCGTGTATCCCTTGATGATGGTATTCAAGAACTTCTAAAAGCCTACCCAATGGTCCGTAAAGTTAAAAATAGTAACTATACAAATCTATAAGTTGCTTAAAATAATTATCTTAGCTTGAACTTTACACATATTATAATATAATATTCGTCATGGATCTTAATAATAAGCGCGTGTTGGTAACAGGCGGAACCGGTATGATCGGACAAGAAGTTGTAAATAAAGTTTTACAACGTGGTGGAGATGTTATTGTTGCTTCTAACGAAGATGAAAATAGATTAGGCTTAGATGTTGAATATGTAAAATGTGATTTAAGAGATTTTGAGACATGTAAGCAGATAACAAAAAACATTGATGTTGTTTTTAACATGGTCGGTGTTAAAGGTTCTCCTAAAATGACTAAAGAAAGGCCGGCTAGTTTTTTTGTACCTATGCTTCAGTTTGATACTAACATGATGGAAGCAGCAAGATTAAATGATGTTGGTTGGTTCCTGTTTACAAGCAGCGTTGGTGTATATGGCGATTTTGAATCACCAGAAGATAAAGTATGGGATGATTTTCCATCACCTAATGATTGGTATGCAGGTTGGGCGAAGAGAATGGGAGAGTTGCAAGCGTCTGCATATAGCACTCAGTACGGCTGGGATCGTGTAAGCATTATTCGTCCTGCTAATGTTTTTGGTAAGTATGATAATTTTAATCCAGAGACAGGCATGGTAATACCGTCATTAATGGCTCGAATTGAGTCTGGGGAAGATCCATTAGTCGTATGGGGTGATGGTTCAAATATTAGAGATTTTATTTACGCAGGTGATGTGGCGGAGATATGCTGCTTTTTAGTAGAAAATGAAATTACATCTCCTGTTAATGCTGGTCGTGGTTGGGGTATTACAATTAAAGATGTTGTTACTAGCATTGTTGAAACAACAGATAAAAATCCAGATGTGGTATGGGACACAACAAAACCGTCTGGAGACAAAAAGCGAGTATTAAACGTTGAACGTCTTAAAAAGTTAGGTTTTGAGAATTATACAGCATGGCCTGATGCGCTAAGATGGACATGGGAGTGGTATAAAGAACATAAAGAAACAGTTGATAATCGATATAATCCTTTTATTAAAGTATGAGATTCAAGAATAAAATTGTAACAGTCTGTGGAGGGACAGGGTTTATTGGTCTTAACGTTGTTAAAGGCTTATTAAAAACAGATGTAGCTAAGGTTATTGTTACATCACACACAAAGCGTCCGTATTACTATGATGATATTTTATCTGATCCGCGAATCGAACATCATGTGTGTGATTTAACAACTAGTGAACACTGTGATAAAGTTACAAAAGAATCTGATTACGTTGTAATATCTAATGCGGTTTCTTTCGGAGCTCTATTCATCCAAAATAACCCTCTAGGTCTAGTAAATGATAATATTATTATGAACGTTAGACTCTTAGATGCATGCATGAAAAATGGTGTTGAAAGAGTAGTTTATTATGGCAGCACGACAGGTTATCCTGATACTAGTGAAGAAATGGTAGAGGATGATATGTTTACAGGAGACCCGCATGACAAGTATTACAGCGTAGGTTGGATGAAAAGATATACTGAGGTACTTTTAAAGTTATATGCAGAAAAATTAAACATACTGTCAGCTGCTGTTTTAAGATTATCAAACGTATATGGTCCGTATGATAAGTTTGATCCTGACACATCTCACGTTTTACCTGCTATGGTGAAAAAATTTGGTGATGAACAATTTCCGTTAGAAGTTTGGGGTGATGGTACAGATTCACGAGATTTAATTTATGTTGAAGACGTTGTTGAAGCTACCCTATTAGCCTTAGAGAATGTAAAAGGTTTCCAGGCTTTAAATATCGGGTCAGGTATTAATCACACTGTTAATGATATTATTAATATTCTTAAGAAAGTAAAGAGTGTAGAACCTGAGCTTGTTTATTTAACAGACAAGCCGCGAATGATTGCTAAAAGAGTTGTTAATGTTGATAAAGCAGCAAAAATTTTAAATTTTAAACCTGTAGTAGATATCGATAGTGGATTAAAAATGACAATGGAGTGGTATCTCAATAATAAAGAAAAGATTTACCGATGAAAACATTTAAACGAGCTTTTATTACTGGGATAGCAGGAAGTGGTGGTAGCTATCTTGCGGAACATATACTTGATAATGTGCCAGGTGTTGAGGTAGGAGGTACAAGTAGATGGCATAGTACGACTACTCCACGTAACTTAAATAGAATAAAAGATAAAATTGACTTATTCAGCTGCGATCTTACTGATCTTGGAAGAATAACAAGAATATTAGACCAGTATAGACCTGACGTAATATTTCATATTGCATCATTAGCTAATGTTAGAGATTCATTTGACAATCCTATAGCTGTTATTAACAATAACATTAATATTACGTTAAACTTATTAGAAGCTGTGAGGATTCTCAAAGAGCAATCTGACTATAATCCTGTCATACAGCTATGCAGTACATCAGAAGTATATGGCGATGTGGATCCTGACAACGTACCTATTAATGAATCGTGTCCAATACAACCTGTTAATCCATATGCATCTTCAAAATTATGCCAAGACAATTTAGGCTTAGTATATTATAAAAGTTTTGGGTTGAATATTATTAGAACAAGAATGTTTACCTATCTAAATGCTCGTAGAACAGATTTGTTTGCTACAGCATTTGCCAAACAGATTGTTGAGATCGAGAAAGGTGAAAAGGATATACTCCGTCACGGGAACTTAGAATCTGTACGTACTTTGATTGATGTTAGAGATGCTGCAGATTCATATTGGATAGCAGCTGCAGCAGGCACGCCTGGAGAAGTATATAATATCGGTGGAGAGTATCCTGTTAAAGTAGGAGAGTTTTTAGAACAACTTAAAAATTTCTCATCTGTTGAAATTAAATCTGAAGTTAATCCAGACTTACTACGCCCAGTAGATGTTACTTTACAAATACCTGACTGTACCAAATTTAGAGACCATACAGGCTGGAAACCTAAATATAAACTAGCTGAAAGTGTTGAATTCTTCTTAAAAGAGATTAAACTTATTTATGGTTAAGCTGACAGCCAAAGATTTATTAAATTTTGAAGAAGATATAGCATCAGAATTTAATAATTCAAATATTAAAGCTCCTGTGCATCTGTATAATGGCAATGAACAGGAGATGATTGATGTTTTTTCTACCATTAATAATGATGATTGGGTTTTATGTACATGGAGAAGTCATTATCAATGCTTATTGAAGGGTGTACCTAAGGAAATTGTTAAAGAAAAGATAATGTCAGGAGGGTCTATGGCACTATGTTTTCCAGATTATAATATTTTTTCCTCGGCTATTGTAACCGGTATTTTGCCTATAGCTGTAGGTCTGGGGCTTAGTCTTAAAAGAAGACAGGAAGATCATAGAAAGGTACATTGCTTTGTTGGAGATATGACTGCTTTGACAGGGTCTTTTAATGAGTGTTTAAGGTATTGTGAGCAACATGATTTACCTGTACGTTTTATTATTGAAGACAATGGTAGATCGGTTTGTACAACAACAAGCGAAGTATGGAATTATAATAAGCATCCATATTTAGACGTAGACAATAAACATATTGTTTATTACAAATATGAGTCTAAATGGCCTCATGCAGGTGCTGGAAAGAGAGTACAATTTTAATGAAATATTTTGATGAAATAAAAAGGTCAATGACATGGCTAGGCGAACAGTCTGATACTATTTTTCTCGGACAAGCTGTTTCATATAAAGGTACTGCTATGACAAATACACTACCTGATGTACCGGATGATAAAAAGATAGAAATGCCAGTCTGTGAAGATCTTCAAATGGGTATAACAAATGGATTAGCTCTCGAGGGTTATGTACCTGTTTCTATTTACCCGCGATGGAATTTTTTTGTTTTAGCTGCTAATCAAACAATAAACCATCTAGATAAAATTAATCTTCTTGGAGAATATGGTGTTAAGGCAATATTAAGAACAGGTATCGGATCCGAGAGACCATTACATCCTCACTATCAACACGTTGGAGATTATACTGATGCATATAAAATTTTATGCCCTAACATGGAAGTAATAAGACTGGATGAACCTGAGGAGATATTTGAATCTTACCAAAAAGCATATATGAGAGATGATAATAAGTCAACTTTAATTGTTGAATGTATGGATTTTTATAACGAAAAATGAGCTATAATATACCTTTAATGTCTGATAACGTTACTCGCGAAGATATCAACGAGTTAATTACATTTTTACAGCAGGACCCTTTACCTAGGCTTACTAATGGTCCTAAGGTCGAAGAATTTGAGAGAGCATGGTCAGACTGGTTAGGCGTAAAACACTCTATCTTTGTTAATTCAGGTACAAGCGCAAATTATATGACCATGCAACTATTGAGATATTTGCATGGTCCTTGTGATATTATCGTACCACCTCTTACATGGGTATCCGATATTGCAAGTGTTATTAATAATGGCCATAATCCTGTATTTGTAGATATTAATTTATCAAATCTTAGTTTTGATATTAATAAGCTTAAAGAAGCAATTACTTCTAACACTAAAGCTATTTTCTTGACTCACGTTCTTGGACTTAATGGCATTACAGATGAGCTATTAGCTCTATGCTCTGATAAAAATATTATGCTTGTTGAGGATGTGTGTGAATCTCACGGTGCTACATATGAAGGTATGAAAGTAGGAACTATTGGTCAGATTAGCAATTTCAGTTTTTACTTTGCACACCATATGTCCACTATTGAAGGGGGCATGGTATGTACTAATGATGACAAACATTATGATTTGCTAAGAGCATTTAGATCTCATGGTATGCTTAGAGAGTGTAAAGATCAAACGTTTAAAGAATGTGTTACACATGCACACGAAGATTTAAATCCTGATTTTATATTTTTGTCACCGGCATATAATTTTAGAAGTACAGAGCTTAATGCTGTGCTTGGTATATCTCAGCTTAAAAACTTAGATGATAACAACAAAAAGAGAGTTGATAATTTTGACTTCTTTATGTCTAATCTAAATGATACCAAATATATTACTAATTTAAATAGAACCGGTCAATGTAATTATGCTTTTATTGTTATATTACGCAAACCCGATATAGAAGAAAGAAATAAAATTGAGACAATGTTACGTGAGAATAACATTGAATTCAGAAGAGGATTATCAGGCGGTGGTAACCAGCTAAGACAGCCGTATATTGAAAGATATGGTTTTGATGTAAGCGATGAAAAATTAGCATCTCAATTTGCAAACGTTGATCATGTACATAACTATAGTTGGTATATTGGAAATTATCCATCATTAGAGAGAGAAAAAATTACCAACTTACTTACATTACTAAATGAGCAATAAACCATCATTTTTAATCGTTTTTAATATATGTGAGATACAGAGATCTAATTTAAGTTTTTATATTAAAAGAATAGATAATCTCTTAAAATTAGATTATAAAAAATATCACATATGTATTTCTGGATGTCGTGTGCGCCGCGAAACCAAAAAAGCATTAATTGAAAGATATGCTAATAAAGTATCATTTAATTTTACTGTGCAAAAATTAACTGTGCAGATGACATTTAATCAGACTGTTGAAAAATGTATTCAGCGCTTCGGTGAATTTAACGGGTATATATATGTTGAATCTGGTATTGACATTGGAGACAGCATTATAAATCTTAATATTTTAAATGAAATTGCTGAGAGATATAAAACCGGTAAATATGGTATTATATCCATACAAACAGATACAGATCATGGGCATCATTGGATTCTCAATCAAGAGAGACTAGATAAGCAAGCTTATATCTTAGACGAAGATTTTATCATACCGCCTGGAAAATGTTGTCACTTACATTTTACAGTTTTTACAGATATTTTTTATAAAAAGTACAATAAATTATTGCCAGATATTTTTAACGCTTGGTGTATTGAGACAACACTTTCGGTAATGTGTGCTGCTATTAAAACACAATGGGTCATTATTAATACTATTATAGTAGAGCATTATAAAGCTTATCACTCCCAGGAAGGGTATGATGGTGCAACATCTGGATTTAATCCAGAGGGAGGATTATATAACTGCTATTGGAACAATCTGTACGGAGGTAAGAACATGATTAATATTATGAATGATCCAACCGGTGTTGCAGCAGGATTTGGTTATAATGATATGGATATTAACGGAGGTCGTCAAGTAGATAAAACTCAGTATGATGATAATTATCATTGTATTAACGATGAGCTTTACACTTTCTGCAAGGAAAAATTATTCTTACAACAAGATGAATTAGATTATAATTTTATTGTATCTAATTTTTTACCATACAACCCAGCATGAACATTAGTATCTTAGTACCAACGCGAAAACGTGTTAATAACGTTAAAAGATTGTTACAATCAATACATGATACTGCGCTTCATAGCGAATTAATTGAGATTATTTTTTATGTTGATCATGACGATCAAGAAAGCATTGATTTCATACAAGCATTATCGAATAACAGTAAAATAAAGACTGGTATTAAATTACATATTGATAAACGAGATAAACCAGGTTATATTTATGAACAACTCTATAAAAAGGCTGCAGGTAATATTATCATGACAGCAGCTGATGATATAAAGTTTAATACTAAAAAATGGGATTATCTTGTACAGGAAGAATTTAATTTTTACCCGGATAAGATATTGCTTGTGTTTGGCTATGATGGGCTTCAACCACCCGGTTCAATTGCGACACATTATTTTCAAAGCCGGGAAGCAATCGAAAAGGTAGGCTATGTAATGCCTAAAGATTTTGGTTATAATTATTCTGATAATTGGATGACCACGATGTATAGAGCTATAGGGAGACTTTCCTATATACCAATATATGTTGAACATATACATTGGGGTGCAGGTAAGGCTCCTTATGATGAGATATATAAAGAAGGCTCTGACGCACCGCATGAAGAGAGTATAACGCTTTATCAAGATAAAGAGAGAAGAGATAAAGACATTGAAATATTAAAACAAGGCATAGATGAAAATTTATGTTTTTATGATAGATATTACGAGGAAGAATTTCCCCTTTAATTATGAAACTTTATATTTATCCAAAAGGTAGACAGCAGGATGCAGAAGTTGATGGGTGGCGAACTAATACGACTCCCTTGTCAGAGGAAGGGCTAAAAAAACATTGCGAAATAGTTCCGTATGAAGAAGCAGATTATTACTATATAGGTCAATTATCATGTGGTACTATGCAACATATTTCGCCGAATTTTTTTGAACATCTAAATAAAAATCCTAACAAGCACATAGCAGCAATAGAGGGAGATTGGGAAACAAGCGTTATACCTGACTGGGGATTACAATGTATTTTGTTTGGTAATGAAAACAAATATAACAAAAAGGACTTCATGACAAGACCTTCTATGAGTCCTCTCTTATTACATCTTGTCAGAAATTATAATAATATACAATATGAAAATAAAATACCTGACAACAAGTCGTTTGGTTTTCGAGGTCAAGTCGACCCTCATGGGGTAAGAATTAAGATAGATAGAATTTTAAAAGGTAATAACTTACCTCATGAGATATTATGGAACGCACACTGGGGCTTAGTACATGATTTAAAAGCAAATAATGCTTTTATTCAGGAATATTCCCGCGTAATGGTTGAGAATATTTTTTCTTTATGCCCTCGGGGAGTAGCAAATTGCTCAAGCCGACATTACGAAACATGTTTTTTTGGGAGAATACCTGTCATTGTAGGTAATATAATGATGCTAGGTGACGATTACTACGATATGTCTTTTATGTATAAGATAGATCCTGCATTACCTGATGAGGAAATGTTAAATGAATTTAATAAAATTTATAATACTCCAGTTAAAGAACTGCATGAGAGATGTCATGCGGCTCGTCAATATTTTGAAGATGTCATTATAAAATACTACGAAGATCCAACATTATTTTTTATTAATTTTTTAAAGAGACATAACCTCTAATGGACACCAAAAGCAAATCTATATTATTAGTCGGAGATTCATGTGTAGATAAATATGTTTATTGTAAATGTTCTCGTCTCTGTCCTGAAGCGCCTGTACCTGTTTTAGATATAAAAGATACTGTTCAAAATAGGGGTATGGCTGGTAATGTTCTAAGAAACATGGGAGTGTTTCCCTCAATTAGTATTAAGTTTTATACTAACAAAAATCACCGATCAATTATTAAAACTAGATATGTTGAAGAAAAAACTAATCATATGTTTATAAGAATTGATACAGATAATACACCAACATCGTTTTTTAAGGATATAAGAGATACAATAAATTATGATGATTATACTGCAGTTGTAATTTCTGATTATGATAAGGGTTATATTACAACTGATGATGTTGAGTATATTACACAAAGACATCCATTAACGTTTATGGATACAAAGAAAGAATTGGGCGAATGGGCCAATGATGTTAGTTTTATAAAAATTAATCGGTTCGAGCGTCGAGATACTGAAAGTACATTAACAGATAAATTAAAAGATAAAATTATTACAACATTAGGTGGAGGTGGCGCGGTATATAAAAATAAAAAGTATGAGGTTGAAGATGTTGAAGTAAAAGATGTTTCTGGAGCGGGTGATTCTTTTCTTTCAGCACTAGTTATTAGTTATATTAAAACAAATGATATTAATCAAAGCATCGAGTATGCTAATAAATGTGCATCTTACGTTGTAACTAGAAAAGGTGTTAGTATAATTGATGTTACAGTTATTGACAATGAATAGAGTTATATTTACTAATGGGTGCTTTGATATACTGCATAGAATGCATATTGAACTTTTAACATTTTGCAAAAGCCGAGGTGATTATGTTGTAGTTGGCCTTAACAGCGATAGGAGTGTTAAAATGTTGAAAGGTAATAATCGCCCAATATTTTGTCAGGAAGATAGAAAAAAGGTTTTAGAGAGTCTTGAGTGTGTCGATGAAGTGGTAATATTTGATGACGAAACACCATATAATCTAATTAAAGAACTAAAGCCGGATGAGATTGTAAAGGGTGGAGATTATAAAGTTGAAGATGTAGCAGGTCATGAGTTTGCACCTGTTATTCTTTTTGACTATAATACTGATTATTCAACAACAAAAGCACTTGAAAAGCTAAATTCTTAGTCTATAATCTACACATATGATTATTGATAATATTGATGTTTACGATGGTAACATAATCCATAACCGCTTTGCTTATCAATACTTCAGAGATAAGACGTTACCTATAGGTAATATTCTTGCTTTTAGAGCTCCTATGAAGGTTGAGACTGAAGGTATGATTGATTATGAAGACGTTTTAAAAGATGATTTTATTTATAGTGATGATGCTATTAATTTTATCTGGGAGATTCCAGGATTAGATAGCTTTGGCGCTGTAGCATGGCAGCGATTATTTAATACTCAAATCGCTAATGTATTATCATCTAACTATCTCAAAGCACCTATTGAAGTGGATGGGGATGATTTAATTGTACATAAAGAACATAATCAAGGAGGCATTATTCAACCTCATGGTAAATGTAGCGTTAGTATCACTTATACAAAGAATGGTGCCGCATTAGGTCATACAGCAATCAATGTAACTGCAGGCAAGAAAGCGCCTGCGTTTGCTTATTCAACTAACCTTGAAGATGATCAATGTACTGATTTCATGAAGAATGCTATTGATATCTTCTATACAATGAACGATGATATGTTTATTGCTACTACAAAAATTATAGCTAAGTGAAGATTCTTGTTACAGGTGCGGCAGGATTTATTGGTAGTAAGACTGTTGATGAGCTTTATGATTTAGGTCATGAAGTTATATCTATCGATAATGAAAGTGCAACCTCTAACGAGAAATTTTATTGGCATAAAAAGGTACGTGGGTGGAAGCATAATGTATGTGACGCAGGTGCTATAGATGCTGTTTTTGCATATTATAAACCTGACGCAGTATTACATTGCGCTGCTCAAGCTAGAATTCAGATTGGGTTTGACTCTCCTTTAGACACATATAAGACAAATTATCTTGGTACAATAACTCTTTTGGAAGCCTGTATTGAACATAAATGTAAAAGGTTTGTGTTTGCTTCTACTTCATCCTCTTATGGTCTGGCAAATGATATACCGTTAAAAGAAGATTATAAAACAGATTGTTTAAATCCTTATTCTATTAGTAAAATAGCTGCAGAACAAGCATGTAAAGATTATTATAAAAATTGGGGTATAGAGACAATAATACTTAGATACTTTAATGCATATGGAGATAGACAACCTGTTAAAGGTACATATGCTCCTGTTATTGGCTTATTTCATAGACAAAGAGAAGCAGGGCAACATCTCACTATAATTGGCAATGGTAATCAAACGAGAGATTTTACTAATATTGATGATATTGTAAATGCTAATATGCTTGCTTTAACAGGTATTTATAGAGATAAAGATTACGGTGAAGTATATAATATAGGTACAGGTCAAAATTACTCTATTAATGACGTCGCGAAAATGATATCTCCTAATGGTCCATTTATGCATATTGCACATAGACCGGGAGAGGCAAAAGATACAAGAGCAGATATTACAAAGGCAAAAACTATTTTAGGGTGGAAACCAACCGTTGAACTGCCACAATGGATTAAGGAAAATTATTAATGAAGACAATTTTTGATTATCTTAAAGATTTACTATTTACTAAAGATGGTAAATCTATGCAAAATATTGATGACGAAAATGGTTATAATACATTCATGATCAATAGATGGGTAAGTATGTATTCTCCTGCAATGGCAATATTAGTAAATGAAACAACTAATAGATATTGGACTCTTTTAACAAAGAAAAAAGATAGCTATAATTTTTTACATAAGTTGTTACCTAAAGTACCTTCAAGAAGAATATATTATGTAAAGAAAGTAAAGAAGGAAAAAACAGAACAAGAAGAAATAATATCTGTTTTAGCTAAAAACATGGAACTTTCAAAAAGGGAGATTACTTATTATATAGAAAGCAGTAATATAGACCTTACAAAATTTAAAGATTATGGCAAAAGCAAGCGTTGATCAACTCGGACCAATTCCAAAAGGATTAATTAACCTCGATAAATATGTTGAGGACAATTTTACATTGTTTGGATTTTCATTAGATGAAGTATATGATGATATTATTATTGTAGAATATGCTGACCTTTCTGATGATGGAGATTCTATTGTTCGCAATGGTTTACATATTCCTATCCATCAGGTACAAAAAGCATGGCGAATCGGTCGTGTAATTCTACATGGTCCAAACTCACAGTCTGTAAAGCCTGGTGATTATGTATGCTTTCCAAATGATAAAGGCATTCCAGTTTCTAATATGAATATTGGAGGTACAGTTATTAAAAATGCTGTTTTTTTAAATGAAGATAGACTTTTTGGGAGAGTAACACCTATTAAAGATGAGAGTAAGTCTGGGAAATCTAGCAAGCGTTCTTCAGGAAAACGTAGCTGAAGTTAAGTTCACACGTCGAAGGGCAAAAGCTGGATCACCAGCAACTCGTCGAATGCTTTGTACTAATTCATTTAGTTTGCTTAACTCAGCTGAAGGCCGTGTTGCATTGAACTTTAAACCGCCGACTAATTATCCGAAATATAATCCACAAGCAAAAAATTTAGTAGTAACATGGGATATAATTATGCAGGGCTTTAGAACAATAAGCATAGAGACATGCGATCTTATTTCTGTTATACCTGCTAATGATGAGTTCTGGACATATTTTAATGAGAAGCTGGCACCTCTATCACAGGCTGAAAAAATAAACTTTATGAACGTATGACAATCGCGGATAAAACAGAACAGCTATTAAAATGTACATTGCAAAATAATGTACAGTTCGTTCTAAATGATAAAATTATCCGCGAAGGTAAGATGATTATCTATAATGTTAAGGATTTTTATATTACATTTAATTTTATAAATACTAAGGGTATACAAAAAGTCTACGAAATACCTGTACCGTTTGATATAGTAAAGAAAGATAATGTTTTAGAATTTTCCTATGATGTAAATAATGCGACCAATAGTGATTTTAACTGTAATTTTTTGGTCAAACAAATTATTGGTAAAGTTAAAAAGAAAAATAAACTTATTAATAATAAATTGCTTGTAAAATGCGAACATTAGTATAATATTATACTGTGTTTGATCTTGTTAAAAACTTTCCTGCTGGATATACACCAACAGCTCAGCAAAAGCGTGTACTTAAGCGTGTGCAAACAGCATTAAATGGAGATAAAAAGTTTGTTATTATATGCGCCCCTACTGGTACAGGTAAGAGCATGATTAGCAAAAGTATTGGAAATGCATCTCCTCAGCCTGGAAGTAGGTGGCAAGAATTAGTTAATGATAATTTACTGTTTAAACAAACACATACTGGAGAGTATAGCTATGCTGATGATGCCTATGAATGCGATTCATTTGGTTCGTACGTACTTACAATCACAAAAAATTTACAAAATCAATATAAAGAATTATTTGAAGATACATCTATACTGAAAGGTAAATCTAATTATAGATGTAATGTTGATGATCAATATGATGTAGAGACTGCACCATGTGTGTTGTTACCCGCACTTAAAAATAGCTGTATACAAGCTAATACATGTCATTACTATAACAATAGAAGCGAAGCTATTAGTAATAAATTCTCTGCATTAAACTATAAAATGTTTCTGTCATTACCACCGCATGTGAGAAGGCGCAAAGCAATTATCTGTGATGAAGCATCTGAGCTTGAGGAAGAATTAGTTAAACGGTTTTCTATTACAGTGGATTACAATACATTAACTCGATTAGGAGTTACACATTCTAAGCTTTTAACAATAGATAAACGTCAGGTATTAAATTGGGTAACATCTATTATTTCATCCATATCAGAAATACGAGAAGAATTACTTAATAAAAATAGCAAGAAAAATAGCTCTGATCAGTCTGCAAGAGATAAGAATAAATTGCTGGCTGTGAGTAGACTTTATAACTCTCTTTTAACAATCCACGCACATTGGTTTGATAGTGAGTTTATGATTGAGAAGGATTCAGAGGCTGTAAAACTTACCCCGTTAAAAGTGAATAAGCTCTCTGATACTGTATTTGCGCATGGGGATAAAGTTATATTAATGTCAGCAACTATTGTTGACCATAAACAATTTGCAAAGACGTTAGGTATAAGAGATTATGATTATATTGAAGTAGGTTGTGAGTTTGATTCTGAATTAAGTCCAATTTATGTAAGTACCAAAGCTAAGTTAAATCATAAAAATCTTGTTAAAGAAATGCCCAAGGTTGTCAATCAAATCAAGCACATCTTAGAAATACATAAGTTTGATAAAGGTGTTATACATACACATACAAATGCAATAACAAGCATGATAAATGGGAGTATAAAAGATAAGCGTATGCTTTATAGACAAGTTAACGCTACAAATGAAGATATATTAGAGCTACATTCTAAAGATAATAAACCAACTGTACTTGTAAGCCCGTCTTTAACATATGGAGTTGATCTCAAAGATAATCTAGCTAGATTTCAGATCATAGTTAAACTGCCTTATTCACCCTTAGGATCTAAAAGAGTAAAAGCATTATTTGAACAGGACAAAAGGTGGTATGAAAATAAAATGCTCGTGAATCTTATTCAAGCATGTGGTAGAGGTACTAGAAGTACTACAGATCATTGCAAAACATACATATTAGATGGTAATGTTGTTAGAGTTTTACAGACTTGCAAAGAACGACTCCCTAAGTATTTTCTAGACAGGTTCGTTTAATAAATATTTACAGTGAAGAATAGTCCTTACTTTTTTGAGATAAAAGACATTATGACGCAATTTATAGCTGCGTTTAATGATGTTACTATTAATCGATATAATAAGGATAGAGATGTAAAAGATAAAATACATGCAAGATATGTTTACGCCCCAAAGCAGCGCGTGTTGCATGATATAGTAAATAAAAATCAGCATATAACTCTACCAGCAATCGCCGTTTCAATTAATGGTATATCTCGCGACTCAGATAGAGTTTTTAATAAAATTTTTGGCACATATATGCATACTGGGTTGGATGATGATAGTATCAATACTAACTCAGACTTTATGCCAGCTCCAATACCAATTGATATTTCAGTTAATATGTCTATATTAGCCAGATATCAAACAGATATGGACCAGATACTTTCTAATTTTATACCGTATAATAACCCATATGTAATTATCTCTTGGAAAGTGCCATCAGATTTTGTTACAGATGTGCAAGAGATTAGAACTGAAGTATTATGGAGCGGTAACATAAGTTTAACATATCCAACAGATTTAGACCCTAATACACCTGCAAGATTATCTGGAGACACATCCTTTACAATTAAGAGTTGGTTATTCCCGCATAAGAATAAAGGAGATGGTAAAAATATTCTCTATGTTAATACTGATTTTCAAACATTAAGCACGCCAGGCTTGTCAGGATTTTATAGCTAATGAACGTTTATACTACAGCTAATTCAGCAGTTGAGATACGTGTTGAGCGTGTTAGTATTTCAGCTCGACCTATAATAACAAGACTTAATCCTGGTTATGTTAATTTAGGTTATGACAAAAAAGTTTCAATAGAAGGTTATAATCTTGATACAGTTGAAAATGTTTATTTAAGCGCTTCTCCTGGCATATACACAACAGCAGAATTATCAGGTGTCTCAGCTTTTGATCTGTTTGGAAGTCTATCAGGCCTCTCGGCTTTATACCCTGCATTTTCAGGTTTTGAAGTCAAGTCATCAGACTTTATTAAATCTAGAAATGTTTTAACATTAAGTGTAAGTGCCACGCAAGCTCTAGGTGGCCAAAAAATAAATATCTTAATTAAAAATCCTGCAGGTTATACTATTGATTCTACTAGAACCTTGTCTATCAGCGCATAAATATTGTTATAGCTATGGCAAACGCGGATACAGATCGTTCAGGTACATTCGGAAGACAGCTCCAAAACTTTATTAATAATAAATTACCCTATGCTGGCTCGGGGGATGTTATCGATAATGTTGGTGAAATTAATCCAAAATTTAAAGACTTTTTTGAACTCGGATCGCGACGTGAAGAGCTTCTCAAAAAACATAGCGTTGCAATCCAAACTGATCCTAACTCCCCTACAGGTTCTATTGCGATTGATAAAAATTATCATGCATTCATGTATGCTAATGTTGATCATGATAAATCAAAAAGACTACGAGATTATAGGGTAATGGGTCAATTCGCTGAAGTGGCTGATGCTTTAGACGAAATTTGCGATGAATGTATTGTTAAGGATGATAATGAAAAAA